GTTCCGTGCTCTCCACGTTTACGCTCATGGTGACTACCGCGACGTTATCGGCCCATTCGCTACCGTGACCGTCAAGGAGCTGACTCTCGACCAGAACATCGGTAAGAACCTTGCCAAGGAGATTGCCGACATGTACGACAAGGGCTTTGAGGGTGATCCCGAAATCATCATGGACAAGGCCACTGAGGTTGACCTGAAGTTCACCAAGCTCATCCCCGGCACCACCGACTCGAACCGCACCGTCGTACAGGATGGTCAGTGCGTAGGCTACCGCTACAAGGTATCTCCGTACATTGACTACTCGATTGCCTCCAATGGCGTTGCCACAAAGGACAAGGTTGGCGACACTCCTGTACGCTACGTCGGTATCGGTCACTTCGGCTACCTGAACGAGCAGGTTTATGCTGACGGCATCGAGTTCAACGTGGACGGAACCTCTCAGGAGAACTTCGACCGCAACGTTATCGCTCTGGGCATGGGTCTTGACTACTCGCTGGTTGAGCTCTCCGGCAAGGTGAATGGCGGCAACGGCACTCCTCAGGCCTTCAAGCTCATCAAGCTCGTTGAGCCCGCATCTTCTAACGAGATCGGCAACTAATCCTCTCACAGTGAATCAAGGTTCATAGTTACTTGATAGTTCGGCCAGCGGCGACCGCCGATGCAGCAGCAACAGGCAAGTGCCGCCGCTGGCTTCTTTCAATCAGTAATCACGTCAAGCACAAAGTAATAATATGGGACTCTTAACCGACGCTTTCTTCAAATCCGCCCTGGAGAGCAATGCCGACCTCATGGCCGCACTGCCCGCCCACGCTATCTACAACAACATAGCCGACCCGGATTATGACATGGAGAACGTGGCCGTGCCGTATATCATCGTCAATAACGACGGTGGCAACAACGACGCGCAGACCAAGGACGACTACGAGGGAGCGGAAGACAAGGTGAACATCAGCATCCGCGTTGTGGCGAAGACCAACGACTCGTTGCGTCAGATGGCCGTTGCCGTGCGCCGCACCGTCCACGACTACATGCAGGCATCAGCCGAGCGCATAGATGAAGGCGCGCCAGTCGAGAACGACGACCTGCGCCCATACGACTACGACTTCTCGTTTAGCGACGTCAGCTACGAGCCGCAGAAGCCCAGCCACACGATAATGCTCTATTACCAGTGCTCGACACCTAACGAAATTTTTGACGACAATGAGCAAGATTAAAGGCCAGAACTTCAGATTGCTCCAGAACGCGGCAGCCATACCCGAGGCAACCAACTGCTCCATCACCCTCCAAGGCAATGCGGAGGACAGCAGCACAAAGGACACCGAGGGCATGTTCACGCAGGAGACCATCGTCTCCAACCAATGGAGCGCACAGGTGGACACCCAGCAGAGCGACACCGCCGCACTGCGGGCCATCATCTCCACCTTCATTGCAGCCCAGGCCGTGCCCGTGGGCTGGGACCAGACAGCCGGAGCGCAGAACCGTGTGGCACAGAATGCCAACTTCAAGCGCAGCGGCAATGCCATTCTCAATGATTTTACAATGAACTTCAACGACCGCGAGACGGTCGCCGTCTCACTCCAATTCCAGGGTTCAGGAGCCCTTAGTTGACCGCTATGAAGAAAGGACAATACATTAGACTATTGGTATCTGTTTCCGCCAATCCTTCGACGGTGGTGGCAGCCGCCAAGCAGATGGCCCTGCACGGATCGGCACAGACTGAGGACAGCACGACCAAGGACACCACAGGCACCGACCTCGAATATGAGGTAACGGCGCAGTCATATGACATCACCGGCAGCGGCCTTGTGCTGTCGCCCGACGACACGCTGCTGACGGGTGCAGTCGGCCTGAACGACTTCGAGAACTGGATTAAGGACCAGCTTCTGAACTGGCGCATCTGCGTCATGGAGGGCACGAACAACCGTACCGTGGTAGAGGAAATCGCCCACGGCCAGGGCAAGCTCACCAACCTGCAGATACAGGCACAGAACAAGCAGAACGCCACCTATAACTACACCATCAACGGTTACGGAGCCATCGTACCAGGCACAGGTACAAAAACCGTCGCCAAGACCAGTGGTGACACCAAGTAAGCACGGAGGCGGCAACCACCGCCCCCGCTTTTTAACCCCAAAAACATCAAGATAACTATGATCCACGAAGAAATTACCCTCGCAGGCAAGCCCGTCACCTTGGGCTACTGCTACGCCACCGAAATCGCCTACAAAGACCTGTCGGGCGAAGACATTGCCGCCATCATCCAGGAGACCATCGCCTGCGTCAATGCCAAGCCCGCACGGATGCCCGACACCAAGCGCAGCATCTACCTCGTACTGGCCGCTGTCATGGCCTACTATCAGAGCAAAGACGAAGATGCCCCCATCAAGGACACCGATCTGATGAACGACACCACGCCCACCGAACTCGGCAAGGCCCTCGGCACCATCATCAACCTCTGGGCGAAGTTCTACTTCATCCACAAGGGCGAACCAGCCGAAAAGCCAGCGAAAGGAAAGGGTAAGGTAAAAAACTAACCAACGCCCACGACATCTATCAGTTGTTAGTGGGCGAAATCGGAATCCCTCGCCGTGAATTTCTCTACGACCTCCGCTTCTGGGAAGTGCGTCGCATCATCCGCGGCTACCGCCAGCGCGACCGTCTGAAGCACCAACTCATCGCCGAATGCGCCTACGCCGCCATGTATTCCATGCGCGACCCGCAAGGCAAAGGAGTGGAAGACATGTTCCCCATGCTTTTTGATGATGACGACGACTACGACGAGCCGCCCATCAGTGAAGAGGACGTGGCCGACCTGCTGGCCGATATGGAAGCATTTAACAACGAACAAAACAACAAGTAAACTATGATTAAGGTAAATTTTCACGCAATCACCCTCAAAGACATCGAAGACCACAACGTCCAGGCTGACTTTGCTCACGATCTCGGACAGCAGCTCTACATGCAAGGCCAGACCATGGAAGAGGTAGAACTGGGCCGCACCATCTACAAGTCGCCCAAGGACAAGCCCATTGAACTGACCGTCGAGCAAGCCGCCATTATCTCCAAATGGGTTGACCGATGGCCGTATGTCAGCCGTCAGGCAGTCAAAGACGCGCTCAATGCCGAACATATAAACTCCTGACGAAGTGGACGGAATAAGGATTCAACCCGTTGACTTTTGCAATTCAACCGCTTGAATCCGATAACTCAACCGCTTGAATATATTTTTTTACCAAAACATAACAACATGGCAAAACTGACATTAAAGGTCAAGAAGATTGCATTTAAGCATCCTCAGACCAAGAAGGCGGGATTTGTGGCCCGCGTAGTGACTAACGGAACCGAGACGTTCGATGACATCTGCGAGATTGCAGGCATGAACACCACATACGCCCAGGAGGAAATCGTGGCATGTGCCGGATTGATGCTCAAAGCCGCTGCCCGACAGCTGAAGAACGGCAAGATTATCGACCTCGGCCCGCTCGGCAAGCTCTATCCCAGCGTATCAGGCAAGTGGGTGGAGAAGGAGGAAGACCTCGCGCTGACCGACCTCACGCCTCACTGCAACTATCGCCCCTCTCAGGAAGTGAGCGAGGCCATCAAGGGAGCCACCCTCGGATGGTCCACCGGCAAAGATGAAGGCGAGACCGAACCCACCGACGATAACACCAGCACAGGCGGCGGTGGCATCGACACCAGCGGCGACATGGAAGGTTAAGGTAAACCCACAGCAATATAACGCCCGATTAGTAAAGCCCACTAATCGGGCGTTTTCATTATCTATGGCATTAGTAATCGACGACACCCTCATCAGCAATCAGGAGCAGAACCTACGGGCTGCCATGAGCACCGACCCGAAGATGCGGAAGGTGATACAGCAGCATATCCGTGAGGCTCTGTTCGAGGCTCGCCGCGACGTAATGAACAGCATGGAGTTCGACAACGGCGACCCACGCGGAGCCCGCCGTGCCATCCGTACATCGGTATATGAGAAGGTGCTGGGCGGTCAGATTAACATCCTGAACGGCAAGAAGGCGCACGGTTCCAACAGTTACGAGCCACCGCGCAAGGGCAGTAGCGGACGCGGAGGCAACCGCCGTCCACGCTCGCAGCGCACACAGGAGATTATGAGCTATGCGCCGATTGACAGAGGCTTCATCCTGCGCTTCGTTAACAGTGGTACGAAGACCCGCGTCATCGGCTTCCGCAACACCGTCAAGGCCAACCGCACACGTTACGAGAACCGCGTCTATCGCATAAATCGGGGCGACAAGTC